CTTGCGGCCGTTGTTCTCTGGCTATTGCTAGTCAGTTCTATTAATCCACGGAGTAATGTTATGGCTGTCCCAAAAGAGAATCTGGTCTATATTGCAGCTGAGTTTGACCGCGTGTCCTCCGTTACAGCAGCAATTATCGCAAACAAGGGGGAGAGTTTTTTTATCTCTTCCCTCAGTGCTGGTGTTGCTGCTCTCGGAAAATACGTGGAAACACTTGCTGTACTTGACTGGATTGCTTTTGTGGGCGCTTTTAACGCTATTACTGCAGATTAATAGGAGAAGTTGCTATGTCCTCAGGAACGAAAGTAGGGGATTACCAAACAACTGTTTCCACGCCTTTTGGGCCTGGTAAGGTCGGCTGCTATTGGAGCCGAACACACAGTGGTGAGGATGATCCTCTACATAAACATGCTATAAATAATTATAGTATGTCGTATAATGAGGTTTGGGATGGGCTGTTAAAAGCCCGTGTCCTCCCTAATGGTACTTTCGCTGAAAGTACATGGGTTAATAGGTTCGGTGGTTATTATCATGACCCCGTATCGTTTGACTCTAACGATGACAATAGCTTAGTTAATAAACTTGGCGACAAAATACGTCGCCATGAATTTAACGCCGCTACGTCACTCGGTGCAGAAGGGAAAGACGCTCTCAAGCAAATAGCCGGGGCTGCTTTATCCGTAACTCGCGGTATGCGGGACCTAAAAAGAGGCAATGTGCAGGGCGCTTTGAAGCAGTTTGGACTTAGTCCAAAACATGCTAAAGAAGTTGGCCTACACAAAGACCTCTCCAATAAGGTTCTCGCAACGCAACTCGGATGGCTTCCTTTACTGGGTGATATTGATAACGCCTATGGCGCTGTGCGGGCATTGACAGAGAAACCTATGTCAATGACTCATCACAAGGGCCAGAGGAAAACCGTTGTCATACACCCTAACGGCTATGGAGACTTCGTTTGCGGTGAGAAGACTATCTCGCGGAGAGTTACCTGGACTTTGTCCGAGAACTTTACCGTGTGGCAGAGCTTATCGCTTTCGAATCCGTACGATCTGGCGCATGCATTGTGGGCCGGTGCCCCTCTCTCTTTTATTGCGGACTGGTTTCTTCCGGTAAGTAGTTACTTATCGGCTAGAAGCGTCGTTCACGGTCTTAGAGGAAGTGGGTACATGTCCACGTTGACGCGTTATACCGTACGTGGGGTTGATCTATCTCCCCATGTTGAGATCCAGGGATTTAACGCCTATCATAGGCGTGGCGTCTCCTGTACTCGGCAACGTCTCTCGAGTCTTAGTGGCTTAACGGCCCTGCCTACATTTAAGGATTTTAATCAAATCCCCTCATGGAAGCGGGCTTTAACCGCAACGACTCTAGCAACACAGATGTTCTTGTAACATGGAACCGCGACACCGATTAGTTGTTGAATGTGTTCTCTGGTTCTATTTGTCCTTGCTCAGTGATGGGCAGAGGCAGATAGAACAGAAAAATCTTCACGTATTAAAGCGTGAGGATTTATCTAAACTAACAGATAGCGTCATTCTTTCAACAAATCAACGTTTACGTTCCCAACTGCGTAGTCCGTGACCCACGGTTTTGGGTTCTTTTAGCTTTAGGAATTGACATTATGTCTGCAATTGGTAACATTACCATCAACGATGGTGCCTCAACCCCGGTGTCCCACGTGTTCTCGCCTATCCAGTCGAGTCCGAATCCCGTTTGGCGTGATACTGATGCTGCGAAAGCATACCTTGCTTCGCAATACGGTATCGTCGCCATTCGGAAGTCGAACCCGTCTTCGAAAGGCTTGACTCGTGTGCGCCTGTCGTTGGCGCTCCCGACAATGGGGACTGGTGTTTCCTTGCCTGCTTCTGAAGTTGACTATTCTCATCAAGTTACTGTCGAATTTATTTGCCCCAACCGAGGGATCAAGCAGGAACGCAAGAATTTGCGTGTCCTGCTTGCTAATCTCTTGGCTGACGCGCAGGTTGTCGACATGATTGATGAGCTTCGCGCCGCGTACTAAAGCGGTCGTTTCAATATCCTCTTGAGGAGGTATCATGAAAAGTTTTTTCAAGAAGTTAAGCAAAAGGGAAAGCTATGTCCTCACTGACCAACTCGCGTCGCAATTTGCAGAGAAAAGTGGTCCCTATCGTGATAAACTTAGTAAGTTTATTGCCGAGAAGGATTACAAAGCCCTTGCTTGTTGTGACATCGATTATGGCGACTCTTGGGACGTTTTATCCCTCTATTCTGCCAGACAGTGTCTCGCATTTTACCAAAAACGCGAAGACCTGGATATCGGAATAGATAAGGAAAAGGCGGCCTTTGAGAAGTTTATCGAAGCCGAGAATTGCTGCAGGGAGACAAATAAACGTATTGCCCTAGCTCGTCGTTCCAGTATTGACTGGAACGTTGCGTCTGTTCTTTTTACAGCGCAACGGAAAATCGAGCGAGTGCTGGGAGATACGCCTACCTTGTCAGAACTGCAGCTTTCTTTTGGTCCTGGAGCTAATACCAACGTACGAAAAATAACATCGTCACGCTGGAAGCTTTCCGCAACACCGTCGTGTTCTGCAAACATGGCGAGTACAGTTTGTGACGTACTTGCCGAAATTCCCGCTTATACCTCCCTTCATGGACGTGACTCTTTTGAGTCATGGGTTGTGGACGTGAGCATTGAGCCCGGTGAATTAATGTTTGTACCTAAAAACGCTAAGACGCACCGCTCTATAATCGTCGAGCCATCGCTGAACTCCCTGGTCCAAAAAGGCTATGGGAGTTGGTTGAAAACTCGGTTGATGAAAAGTGGTGTTGACCTCTCTGATCAGTCGATTAATCGTCGACGTGCTCGGATAGGTTCCCTCAATGGTTCGCTTGCGACCGTTGATCTGTCTAGCGCTAGTGACACTATCAGCAAAGAACTTGTTGCCGAGTTGCTGCCTTTAGATTGGTATATAGCTCTTTCGAGCTGTCGTACCTCTCAGGTGCATTATAAGAAGACTGGAGAGCTCTTAGATTTAGCCAAATTCTCATCTATGGGAAATGGCTTCACCTTTGAGCTTGAGAGTCTCATCTTTTACGCACTTTCTTGGGCAACGTGTCACGTTGTAGGTGTCAAGCCTGACGTAAGTATCTACGGAGACGATATTATATGTCCACCGGCGATTCTTCCGTTACTCTCAGAAGTGTTCTCATTCTGCGGATTCTCAATTAATACTGAGAAGTCGTTTACTGAGGGTCCTTTCCGAGAGTCTTGTGGGTCTGACTACTACATAGGAGCAAACGTAAGGCCTTTCTACCAGCGTAACTGCTGGAGTTATGCCACCTTAACGTCGTTCCACAATTTTCTTGTGAGGAACGACTGGTCCCTAGTATTTCCTGATGTACTTGAGTACGTATATCAGTATTTACCGGACTGCTTCCGTAATCACGGTCCTGATGGGTTCGGGGATGGCCATCTCTTGCGAGAGTGGTCTCCCGAGCCTTTTAGGCGTGATCGCGGTTGGTCAGGGTTCGTTTTCCATACCTACATCCAGAAAGTGAGACGGAATAAGTTACCCGCCTCAGGCGACGCTATACTACCACATTATGTGGTGTATTTGCGAATGTCTGATGAGGGTGCCTATAATCCTTTCGCTATTCGGGGTGCAGGGAAAGAGAAACGAATAAGCGTTTACACGCTGGGACGCTTTTAAGGCGTTTGTAACACGGTAGAAATACCTGGAGGGTACTTCCCTTAAAGAGAATGG